ACTTTTGATCATAATATATCCCATCATAACCACATTCAGGACATTTCATTATCTTTCCTTTTTCTAACATAAAATATCATTGTATTACCATTATATTCTACTATTTGTTCACATTCATTAGGTTGGCAATCATATTTGGATATAAAAGCTTTTAATATTTCTTCTCTTTGTTCAACGATTTCTTCCATTAATTTTTTTAAATGTTTCATCTTTTATTTCCCGTATTTGCCGTTTGTTATTTTTGAAAGTTCTACCCCTACTAATTTTGCAGCCTCTTCATACCTGTCTCCTTCTACCTGGATTCTATTGTACCAACCTGAAATATGAACTAAATGTCCTGAGGAATCTTTCCAATATATTCCATCACTATTTCTTTCGTTGCTCACACTAACGTTTTGTAGCTTCCAACAATTAATCGGGTTCCCTTTATAATCATATTGAACTATTATCCAATTTGATCCGAAGGTTCCCGCACTAAAAGATGAACACGACCTACTAAATCCAGCACATCCTACTAAAAATAAAAGTGATACACCCACTGCATAATGTTTTATTTTCATTTATCTTTCCTTTCTCTAGGATTAAGGGTCTCATTTGTTTTCTACCCACCAAGCTATAGCTCTGAGTTCATTTGGGGTAAAGTCTCCATCTAATTGTACTTTGTTTTTACTACGTACATAAATATAGGGTGTAAGATTTCGTAACTTATCTTTTTCTAACCAACCTTCATTTTTTAGTATCATAAGAGCCGTTTTATCTTCCATCACTCTCCCCTACTTCAATTATTATTAGTTCACCTTTTTGGTATAATACTTTTAATGACCTGGCTACTCTGTTTAAGGCGTTAGTGGAATTGTAGGCTCCAACTATTTGATTGAAGGAAATTTTATCCTTTATCCATTCTTTTGCTACTTCTATATCTTCTTCATTTATGTCTTTCTTTGACTTTCTTTTAACTTCAAATTTCCTAGCTCTTTCTATTAAAGTTTCTACGCTTTCATCATCATTTTTTTTTACCAAAGTTGTCATTATCTTTCCTTTCTCTTTCTTTGTATAACAAAAGAAGATTCAACTTTGTCCCATATCTCATAAACTCTTTCTTTCAATTTTTGTTCTAATCCTCCTTCTTCTATGTATTTGATAGCATTGTCCATAGATTTCCATTCTTTGGTAAAGCAATCATACATAGATGCACCTGTCATATCTTTTACATATTGTAAATTACCTCTAATATCATCAATTCCGTACCCAAAAAGGATGTAAATAGATACTTCTCTGAAGGGATCATCTACAGAACTTTTAGTTATTTTGCAATTACTTACAATTCCTACAACCTTTTCAACCTCTTTAGCATACCCATCTACCTTAGTTTTCTTTATAATTTTAGAACCTTTAAAAGAAGGTCCTATTCTTATTCTTAGAGAGGAATAAAACTTAACAGCCTCCCCTCCAGGTGTAGTCTCTCCCCCATCTCCCTGTCTTATTTGATTGGTACAAGCTACTAACCAATGATTATTCATTATGATCCTACAAGTTTTTCTAAGTCCTTGAGAGAATTCTTTAGCTCTCCTCATGCCCATCTTATCTTCATCTTCCATTTCTAGTTTGGTAGACAGAGCGGCTAGAGAATCCGAAGCTATTATATTGATAACCTTATCATTTTTAGGTTTCCAGGTGAAGATGATTTCATTGAACAGTTCTGTTACAGTGTCAGGTTGTTTATAATCAAATTGTGATTCCTCTAGACTTATACCATAAATCTTAGCATACTCTTGATTTAATCTAGCTTCAGGGTCTACAAATAAAGCCTCTCCCCCTAGGTTTTGAGCAGAGGCACATAATTCTGCTAAGATAGCTGTTTTTCCTGACCCTGAAGGACCATAAATTTCTACGATAATTCCCCCAGGAACTCCCCCACCGACCCTCACCTTACCTGATATTGCTAAATCAAGTAAGGTGGAGCCGGTTGAAACAACCCTTTCGGTGCTGATCTTTCTGTTTATGATAGAAAGATCAGCCTCTATTTCGGATTGTTGTGCATTATCTATTATGCTTTGGGTTTCTTTGTTCCTTTTTACTAAGCTCACCTTCCTAATCTCCTTGATAGAGGTCTCTTAGGTTCCTCTTTTTTAATTTCTTGTTTTAGTTCTTCCTCTTGTTTCATCTTGATAATATCAGCTTCCTTTTCACAATCTTCTACCCTGGTACATTCTACACATTCATCATAGGCATCAATGTCATTACCGAATTTATGACCATGAGGACAAGGATTTAGAGGAGCTTGGGTTTCTCTTGAGGCTAATCTCGCTTGTCTCCTAGCTTCTCTTTCATTTATAGGAAAGTCAGGGATGTCTTTTTCTTCAGTTTTTGCAGGTGGTTCATATTTCTCTGTTGCTTCTGCCTCATCCTGTTGATCTTGCTCCGAATGATAGGCTTTGTAGACTTCTTCATAAGTAGGGATAGTTATGAAATCATCTAAACATAAAGACTTCATAAGAATTTCATCAGGGATAGGTTTAGGTCTGGCAATAAAATGGAAGGAAACATACTCTGTAGATAGTTGAGTTTTACCCTTCCTAGTAAAAGAGATCATTTTGCCTGTGTCAGGGTTAGTGTAGTTTTCTGATCCCCCTACGCTAACTCCTGCAATTTTAGGAATTTGTGCCTGGTTGATTAGAGGTTGCTCAAACAAAAACTGTGACACTTCCCATACTTGAGGTCCCTTTGTTTCTTCTTTTTCGTTGTCATGAACCCAAACATTGTAGAAAATTCTTCTGCTAGGGTTCAAAGATTTTACCATAGGATCTTTTTCATCTAATCCTTGAGATTCTTTGATATAATTTTTGTGTTGACAGATGGGACAGTCTTTCTTTAAAGTCCTAGCTAGGCAAACATAATTGTCCTCATTAGGTCCTATTTTAGAATGTACCCAAATATCAGCTTTAAAAGAGGGATTTCCTACAGGTGTGTTATTAGGATTATTTTCTGAAGCAAGATAAGGAATTACATCTATTAAATGTTCTCCTTCAGTACACTTCCAGATTTCATATCCATCAGGCAGAGCTTTCAATACAGGCTTGAACCTGCCTGAATCATCTTTGCTTCTATAAGCTTCCTTCTGTCTTTTTTCTAGCTCATCTTTCCAGTTTATGCTTTTTCTATCAAATGGCATAATTTATTTTCCTTTCTCAGAATCTTTCTTTTCTTGATAATAAGATTTGAAAACAGCGGAACTTATTATTCTTATAATAAAATACAACAAAGGGACACCTAACATTATAAGTATACCTATTTTTAAATAAAATAAAAAAGTTTCCACTAAGCCCTCCTCACTAATCTTGAACTAGTTTTTAAGGATTCATTTTGTACCTCCTCTGACTTTTTTTCAGACATTTCCTTGTAAGGTTGTTTTCCTGCATAGTAGTTTGCTTTAAATAATTCTACCAAAGCATCAATAGCTTTTCTTCTGTGATCCATAGATTCTCTCGCTGCTAGGTACAGATTCACTTCATATTGAGCCTCAATCAATTCTTGGGACACCTGTTGATGTTCCTCATTCAGTAATATGGTTTGATTTATCTTATTTTCTGTAGGTTTTTCTGAACCTGCTTCCTTCCTTATTTTATCATCTAAAGTGGCTCTTAATACTGTAAGTTTTTCTTTTAATTGATCTCTTTTCAAACAAGCTGTAGCCCATCTCGTAGACCATTCAGCACAAAGTGAGGCTTGTTCTAAAGCATTTTCATCTAAATTGCCTAAGTCAAGCTTGGTATCTTTTATTAAGTCATTACTCATTGTCTACTCCTTTCTTATTTATATTATAGCATATTTTTGAAAAAACTGAAAATTTTGTTTTTTTATTGCTCCTGGCAGGACTTTAGGTCTTCTATTTGTTTATCCCTATCCTTTATTTCTTCAAGTAATTCCCTTACCAAATATATGGGTACTACTCCAGAAGTAGATACAAACCTAAAAGACCAAATTATATCTTCTACTCTTTTCTTTAGCTCATTATATGGTTTCATTGTTTTTCCTCTATTGCCCCTGGCAGGACTCAATACCTGCTAACCGTCTGCCCGCCTAACGTCAATCGAACGGTTGGAATGCTCTCCCACTGAATGGGGCATATTAGGCAGTCCATGCGTGTCCATCCACACCGCAGGGGCAAGAGTTAATTAAATTTGCAAGCTTGGTACAAAGCCCAAGTCATGCCTGCCTTTTTAGAATACATCCAATTTTCAAAAAATATCTCCATTATTGTTGCAACCTTATCATTTGCTCCATCTAAAAGAACCTTAGTAAAATATCCTAAGATAGCATACCTTATTGATTCGGGTTCCTCATCAATTACCTTGATGAGTTCTTTCATCTTCTTCCATTTACCTTTCTCATTAGCAATCAGTAATCTGCAAATATCAATAACTGAAGCTTCCTGAGTTTTAAAACTTGTAACAGCTTCTAAGGCTTTTTCCTCATCCAGAATATCTATTACCGAATCAAGTAAAACTAAGGCTTGTCTAGGACATCCTTCAGAACACTTTACAATTTCTTCTATGATAGAGTTAGGATAGCCTTCTAATCCTTCACTTTTTAATACTGATTTCAATAAGTCAGTCATTTGGTGCATTAGTAACCCCTTAGTTTGGAACATCATACACCTTGTTCTTATTGTCCTTAAAACTTTTTCCGGTTCTGTGGTACATAAAATGAAGATAACATGTGAGGGAGCATCTTCTAGGAGTTTCAATAAAGAAGATTGAAAATCTAGGGTTCCTCTATGTACTTCATCTAACAGATAAATCTTAAATTTTCCATCTAAAGGAGCATATCTACAATTTTGATCTATTTCTCTTACTGTATCAATACCCCTTGCTTCAGCGGTATTATATTCCATGAAATCTTGTCCATTACATCCGAGAAGACTTCCTATTATCCTAGCAAAGGTAGTCTTTCCGGTTCCTGAAGATCCGTGAAACAAGAAGGCATGAGGAAAATCTTTTTCCCTAGAGAATACTGACCTTAAACTGTCTTTTATGGAATCATTACCGATAACTTCCTCAATAGTTTTTGGGCGATAATCAATAGCTAGAGGCATTAGTTCTCCCTTTCTTTTATTGTCCCTGGCAGGACTCTCTCATATCCAAGTCGGTCTCTCTTTTTTGCATTTTGAACACCAATATACATAGTAGTAGTAATGATCTGCTATTAGTTTTTTATATTTTCCATGAAACAAATAACATAAAAGTTTATTCATCATTCTATCCTTTAACATACCCCTCCTTTAGTTGTTATTGCCCCTGGCAGGACTCGAAACCTGCTTGCTGGCATTCTGACTCACTTCTTTAACTGAGTAGCCAGTGCTATGTCTGTGCTCAAGTGTGTCCTTCCACACCGCAGGTGCATTAGTTCTCCTTTTTTTTTTTTGTTTTATCTAAACAATATTGACAAAATTCTCCGTTTTCTTTAAAAAGGGTTTCGTGTTTCTTACATTCTATGAACCCTTCTCCTAAATTAGCCCAATACTTTTTCTTTAGGTGATTAAATTTTTTTTGGTTATATTCTATTTTATCATTCAAATTTTCGTTCCTTAGCCAACTTAGCTAATTTAGTAATTTGGTCATTGATTTCAATTTCTAAATTTTGATCAACTATTTCAGATAATTCATCATAAACATCTATCTCCTTATCGGTTTCATCCAAAAGGGCTGTCATAGATACTGATACATCTACTGAATTATAGTTTTTGGACATCTTAAACCCCTTACTGATTGTAATCTCTTTAATTTTCATTTTACCTCCTTCTTGTAATACCAAGATTGGTTTACTTCAGTTTCTTCCCATTCGATCATTAAGGGAACTATCAACCAAGGAAAAACTTTTGCTATTTCTTCAGTCGCAATAAATTCAGTTATTTTTTTTATAGTCTCTTTTTCAGGGGGGAAGCAATCAAATACTATAGAATCATGGATCTGTCCTATTATTTTTGTCTTTAATTTCTCCTCCTTTATGATTTTATTTATTTCGATAAGAGACCACAATAAGCAATGGAAAGCTGTACCTTGAATAGGGGCATTAATTATCTCATTTCTAGTAGCAATTCCTCCTGCATATTTAAACCCATGAAACATTCCAATATATTGATTTTTTTCAAAAAAATCTATCACTTCTTCTTGCCATTCTTTAACTTTGGGCAATTTTTTCCAGAATTTCTCCTCCACCTTTTTTATGTGATTTTCAAACTGAACATAGCTTACAATACCCCTTTTTGCTAGATGATCTTTAATTTTTACGCCCTCAGTTGTTTTTAAATCAAGACAATTCTTCCATAAATCTTTAGCACAAGAAATGTAATAACTGCCATAGAAAAGAGGGAACACTAGGTTATTCTTAGCATAAAATCTTATTTTTTTATCTACCTCACTTTTTTCAAGTAGAAATATTTCCATAGCTTGATCTCTGTGCATATCAGAAGTGGGATCATTTATGTATTCTATCAATGCAGGGTCTTTTGTATAACAAGCTAAAATTCTAACTTCCTGTGATCCATAATCACAATCAAGTATTTGATTTCCTAGCGAGGGTATTATTCCACTCCTTGTGTACCTCTTAGCTTCTTCATCTCTTACAGGTATGTTTTGAAAATTAGGTCTATCTGAACTAGACCTGTTTGTTTTTACCGTATGAAGGTTGAAGAATGGGTGCATCCTACCATCTTCTTCAACTTCCCTCATAAATTGAGCAAGATAAGTACCTCTAGTTTTCTCTAACTTATCTCTCTCCAACATCTTTTTAGCTATAGGATGATCTATGTTAGAAATAACTGAATTATCTACAGAATCTAAATTACCGACTGTCTTTTTAATTGAGGGTAATTTCATCTGTTTGAAGAATAACTCTCTTTTGTCAAAGTCGGAATCTAAATTGATTAACCTTTTTTTATTATTTTCAAAGGTTTTTATTTCTTCTATACTTTTTATCTCCTTTTCTAATTGTTTTACCTTACTTTCAATCTCTTTATATTCCTTTAGATAGTATTCTGTATCTATGTTTATACCGTTGATTTGTATATCTGATAGAGCTTTTAAGCCTTCCACAATGAAATCATGGGTGTATTTTAATTTCTTATCATCTCCGATCTCTTCTTGTTGGTCTAAAAATAACCAATTAGTAAAGATAGCATCTAATCCATTGTAAAGTAACAGATCATCTAAAGGTATGTCCATTACTCTATTAAATTTGCCTTCTTTCGATTCTAACAGATGTTTTACAGATTTATCATAATCATCTGCGCCATACCTAACAGCAGATTGAAACTTTAATCCTGTAAATCCCTTTCTGTTATCAAGTAAATGAGTAGTATTCATAGTACAGGAATGCCATGATTCAACATTTACTCCAAACTTCATAATAGACCACATATTTTCATAAGGTATATTTTGTGCTACTTTTTTCATTGGATGAGTTAGCACCTGAACCCATTTCATTTTTAAATAATCTAGTTCTCTAGGTTTCCAATAGTCTCTGTATTCATAAGGGAAAGCGTAGGAATTAAATTCAGAAACAGCAAAGGCTATGGAAGCTATTTTAGCCCTACTATCAAAAGGTTTAAGGCAATTTGTTTCATAATCAAAGGTGATTAAGCGGTCTTTGTTTAAAACATCATTCAAAACTGCTATGATTTCATCAAAGGTTTTTAGTTTTATAACATTGGGATAATACTCTGAAACATTTACTCTTTTTTCTAATGGTTCTATTGTTAGATTGTGTGCCATTTCCAGAAGATCAGATTTGAAAACATTTTGTACAATTTTATCATCCTCTTTTCTTTTGATAAAGCTTGGATGAAATGTAGGCATCACCCAGGCCCCTATTCTGTGATCGGGGAATCTTAATCCTCTCCATAAAGTTATTGATGTGTTAGTGAACCTGTTCATGAAATAGGATTGTACTGCACTACCTCCAAACAACCATATATGTTCTGGTTGTAGTTCTCTGATTGTTCTATCAAGATGTTCTTTACAACATTGTATTTCTTTTTTATTAGGTGTTTCATTTCCAGGTTTTCTGCATCTTATAGCATTGTCTTTCCAACAATCAAGATCAAGATCAACACCCAGGTTTCCTAAACTTCTTCTAAGAAATCTACCTGTTTCGCCTACAAATTGTATCCCTTGCTTATCTTCTTCCTCTCCTGGTTCTTCTCCAATAACTAAAATTTTCTTTCTACCTTCTCCTGAAGGTTGCATTTTAGGGGAATCACATCCTTTAAATAACTTGCAAAGAGAACAAGGAGAAGAATCTACTCTTAATTTAGTAAAATCATCTGATGGAAAAAATCCTTTTATTTTCATAAGGAATAAACTCTCCATATATTTCTGAAGCTTTATTTATTCTAGCTAATACAGCTTCTTCTTTTGAAGCAAAAGTACCAATATGTGTTGTCTTTTTATTTATCTTTATTTGTGCTACCCATTTTCCATGAGAAATAAATATACCCGAATACCCTGATTTATTAAATTTTGATAGGTTTTTGTTTATTTGATTCTGTTGATGAGTTGCTAATCTTAAATTTCTCCTTCTATTATCTAACTTATTCCTATTTTTGTGATCAATTTGTACACCTTTTAAAGGATTAAGTAAAAATTTGGTTAGGTATATTATTTTGCCTTTCATATAAGACACCACGTACCCATTAGAATTAATACACCACTTGTACTTTTTTATTCTTTCATAATCCTCAAAATCAAAATAGGTTTCCCCTATTTCTATTCCCTTTGAATTATACAATTTCATAATACAGAAAAACTTACCAAAGATTATCTCATTTTTGTCAAACATTGTCCTCTCTAAAATTTTTCCATATAACCTTATTTGCATATAATGTTTTTCACATAATCCTTTTGCATGATGTTTTCTATTGCATCCCTCTACTGAACAAACCTTCATCATTCCTCCATGGGTAATAAAGAAATAACATGTTTAAAGGTTTCAGTCACAAACAAGGCTGTATTTTGTTCCACAACCATGTCTGTTGCCCTATCTAAAATTTGAGCAAAGAATATAGGATTGATATAAAAGGTTATAAGTTTGTCCTTATATTCAATTTCTGTAGAATTCTCAATCCATCCTCTTTCCTTTTTTGCAGTACATTTTATTTCGTTGTTAGCAATTTCTACCTTTATAACTCTTTCGGTATCAATTTCTCCTTCTGCTAAAACAGTAACAGTTTCAATTACTTCTTTTAGTTTCTTAGGCAAGGAAATCTTTTTACCTGTTACATTGAAATAATTTTCAATATGTTCAGGATATTCCTCAAGTAAAACTCTGCAATTAAACAAGACACCATCAGATGTTTTGAAATGTATCCAAGATGTTCCGAGTGCTGTCTCAACTATAGGAAATTTTACCATATCAATTACATTTTTGAAATGGATCAAGGAGAATTTTACAGGTCTGTTCATCTTAAAATGACTTACCCTTAAAGAATCGGTTGAAAATATATTTTCATCATGGTAACAAACACAATTCAGAACTCCTTTTGTCATGTCCTTAGCTGTACTAAACATACAGAGAAATGAACCATCTAGGAAGTTTGTAGGCAAAGGTTCAAATTCTAATTTCTTTAAACTCCTTTTTATTGAATTGATCATAGGTTCCACTTTTTCTTTTTCATCAATCAAGGTAGAAAGTCCTGCCTTCAGTTTTTTAGAACCTATTTTTAGGTAATTATTTTCTACAATCATGTCCACTTCATCTTCACTTACACCATAGAGAACCTTATAAAGTTCCTCACCTTTTACAGAGCATTTGAAATCTGTTTCGTAAGGATAAATTATACAGGTTCTATCATTGTAGGTACAGATGTCATGTCCTGTAAAGATAAAATGGGACATTTGTTGGATTAAATCTTTTTTAGCCAACCCAGGTTTTAGTGAAGCTAGGATATTAACAAGTTGATCTCTTATGATTCTCAATGGTCTACCTCCTTTGGTATTATTAATTCTTCAAAACATCTTTTACATAAGTCAAGTACATATTCTTTTGCTGCAGGAGAAGGAGAGGACAAAATCTGTTGGATTTTTGCTTTAGAAAAAGGTTCTCCCAAAAAGAGTTCTCGGCAAACATCACATTTATAGGCTTTCAAATTTTAAATCCTTTCTGTTTTGTTTTCTTAAAGAGGGCAGGTGGGGTATCCTATAAATAAAATTTATAACAAAGTCTCAGGTCAATGTTATTTACCCTTGTTGCATCAAGAGATTCTATTTATATCCCATCCTCCTTTTACTTTTCTTACCCTCTTTTTATATTTTAAATCCTTTCTGTTTTGTTTTCTTAAATTCGGGTTCTATGATTTCCTCCGCAAAATATTCCTCCTTCTCTTTTACAAGTTTAAGTACCGTTTCACATTCATTTAGATAATAAAAGGAAATCAATCTATTGTACTCCGGCAATCTTTCCTTGAACTCTTTTTCCTTTTTGATGTCTGATAACTGTGGGAAATTACCTGCAAAGTAGAGAATCATTTCTTCCTTTCTTCCAAGGCCAGGGCCATTCAGGTACACTATTTTGCAGATCAAGGAAGAAACAGGTATTGAATTGATCCCTTAACTCATGACTGTTCCTCAATCCTTTTTCTAAAATGATCTCCACAATTTTTTCTTTAATATCAGCCCAAGCTTCGTTATCTTTCAGTCTATAAAGATTGTGAACTCTCTTAAATTCAGATGATCCCAAGCTGAATCCTTTAGAGGAAATGTAGTTTAAAGCTAAAGCTTTATAGTGTTTAGTCAAATTATCAAAGTGTATCTCTCCATCTTTACCTATCTTGGAACTTCTAGTTGACATAAATAATCTCCATGGGGGCACAGAGAAAGAACCTCTAGGAATCAAGACCATTCCATATTTTCCATATTGAACCCATGAACTAGAATCAACTGAATTACCTGTAACATAAATATGGTTATTACATTTTACAAAAAATGCTTCAGAAGGGACTTTCACACACCATAGTTTTCCTGAATAAATTTGTTCTTCCTTTTTTAGTTTATTTACATAGATATGTTTTATAGAAGAAGACCTTAATCCTTTATAATTATTGTATTCATAAACAGAGGTGGGTATACCTAACAATAAACACATTATCCTTATTACTTCTAAATTTTCCTTTTTAATTTCCTTTTTGACTTTAATCTCAAACCCTTTTATTCTTTTTAGACCTGAAATAGTCCCATCTGCTAAAACGGAATTATTAATAAATAATTCCGTTTGTTCTTTTGTTAATTTATAGGGTAAATCAACGGGTAGTTTTTTATTAGGTGCAATAGATAATAACCAATCCGACATTTCCCCGTACAATTCAAAGGAAATAATATTTTCAGTTATACTTTCACAAAATATTTCTCCGCTCCTTATAAGGGCTTCCCTTATTATTTTACACTTTTCAGGATTCGCTTTTTCTGATTGATATATTACTACATTATTTTTGGTATATCTTTTTCTTTTGTTTATAGTACCATCTGTCCAAAACCAAGATAAAATGATCACTTGTTCATTTGATATGTTAGATTCTGTGGGAAAATTGTAATCCATTCCTACACGGTTAATACAATCATTAAATGAAAGGGTTTTTGTTGTTCTCCATTTATATTCTTCATCTCTATGTTGCCAATGAGACACTACCCAACGATGGTTTTCACTAACAATGGTTTTAAAATTCCTATTATATAATTTGTATAACTTTTCATTATGAACTTCAAATATAGGAATTTCTTCTATTTTCTGCCATTCTGTTTTCCCGTAATTGAAAGTCAGAATTTCATCTCCTACTTTTAAATTTGATAAATTGTTCCATCCTGATCTAGTCAATATTGAATGGTCTTCTTCTGTCATACAATACCAAGGGTATCTTGCTATCAACTCAGGAGAAGTCAAACCAAATCCATGTATCTTATTTTTAGGGATAAAGTCAGGAGCTTTACAGATAACTCTCCAACATTGATCTAACCAAGAGAGTAAGGATTCTTTTCTTCCCCCTACCATTCCCCCTAAAGCTACATACTCATAATTATCAAGGTAATATCTTAAATACTTTTCATCTTCATTGTAATGATAGCAAGGAAGAGGTTTTAATCCACAATCTTCCATAACTTTTTGATTGATCAGAGTTTCTTCGGCGTTACCAATACAATCAAGATTGGTATAAACTTCTAAATATTCTAAATTAGCCTTGATAAATCTTATGTAATCGGTTAGATTAATAGTTGTGTTTTTGGTTAAGGCTGTATAAGCTCCAGAATCTAAAAAGATCCTAGTTTTCATATTTTATGCAATCTTCAACCTTATTCATTATAAAAGCCTTTTTTCTCATATAGCAAGGTCCGCACACCCCACAATGCAAATCTCTACCTTCATAACAAGACCAAGTTAGATGTAGAGGAGCCTTAAGTTCTAACCCCATTTTTACTATCTCATGTTTCATTAAGTTTCCAACAGGCTGTAACATTTCTACCCTGTTTTGTAGATTGGTAGCATAAGGTAGGATGTCATTGAATTTTTGAGCAAAGATCATCTCATTATCAGGATAGGCCCCGCTTTCTTCAAGATTATTTCCCAAAGCTATGTAAGTTACTCCTCTTGATTCTGCAAGTGCTGTAGCTATGGAATACATTATTAAATTTCTTGCAGGAACCCACTCCCAAGCAAGTTCAGCGGAAGCCTCTCCATCTGCTAATTGATCTTTTGTGTTTGTAAGTCTTGAATGTCCGATAACAGTTTTGAAGATGTCAAGAGGAACCAAAAGATAGGACATGTTAAGGTAATCTGAAACATCTTTTACAGCTTGAATTTCTTTTTTTTCTGCCCTGCATCCATAAACAAAATGGACTAAAGTAACATCATATCCTTGATCTTTTAAATAGGTTGCAGTTACTACAGAATCTAATCCACCTGAACATATTACTAATACCTTTTTATCTTTTTCAGGGGCAGGTCTCCAAAGAGAATGGGGTTGAATTAGTTGTCCTCCTTTCAATACCAACAGAGAATAAGGGGGAACTTGCACTATTTTGTTATCATAGGTATTTAGATATTTTCTTAAAGAGGAAAAATAGATAGTATCTCCTTTAAATGTTATAAATAAAGGTTTGTAATTCACCGCTAAATATAGAGTATGAGTTTTCTTATCCCATATTGCCATAGCATAGGATCCTACAATCTCATCTCTTAGTACCTCAATAAGATGTTCTACAGTACCGTTCCAAATTTTTTCTAATAATGGAGCTATTACAGCAGAATCAATTTTGGATTCTGTTTTCAAGGAATATTTTTTAATTAGTTCCTTGTCATTTGCAATAGTACCATTATGAGCAACTACAAATCTCTTTGTAACGAAAGGTTGGACATCTTTATCAGTTTTGTTTTCTACATATTCTGTAGTAGGTTCGGCCCTATTATTATTTATAGCTATTTCATAAATACTAATCGGTATCTTAGGAATAACACCTTTTTCTATAGAGGAATAGAGAGTTCCATCAATATAAATACCGCAAGAATCTCTACCTCTTTCTTGTGCTTTTTTGATAATGTCCCTTAAATAAAAGGAATCTATTTTTGCGGAATCTACTAAACATCCACTTATAGAACACATAAGTTATCCTTTCGAGATCCTTGCAAGGAATTCATCTTTACATCCCCCATCATTAGTCCTAAACAAACCTCTGGTAGCTATTGCTTCATAGGGGGAATTGAATTTTTTCAATCCTCTCATCTCTTTGCAAAGATGTCTGGCACTCATTACAAGAATTTGACCTTGAGGTTTTAAGACTTCTTCAAATTCATTTACAATTTGATTCACAAGTCTTTCAGCCACTTGAAGTCTGCCAGAATAATAATCTACCATTCTTCCTATTTTACTTGCTCCTAAAACTAATTGGTCAGGAATGTAAGAATAGTAGTATTCACCAAAGAAGGGAAGCATGTGGTGTTCACAAAGGGAGAAGAAGTAACCTTGATCTATGAGCATTTCATCATAAAGAATTCCATCTTCTCCATTTGGAACAGTCATGATCCTAGGTTTTTTGTCCTGTTGATACCCACAAAAAAGTTCCTCATACATTTCAGCCATCCTTTTTGGAGTATCAACAAGACCATTCCTGTTCAGATCCTCACCAATTTCCTTAAGAAAACCGGCAAATATTACCACCAAGGCATTTTTGTTCATTATTGAGCCTCAGCAGGAGCTTCAGCAGGAGCTTCAACAGGTTTAGGTTTAACAGGAGCCAATGTATCGAAACTCATAACTCCATCCCCATTGACAAGGATAAGTTTCTTGAACCTGTCATATTTAGTTCCTAACTGATTGGGGTTTTTTCCATCTGCTAAAGCAGTAGCTGGAGTAAGTTTAGATCCTCCCCATTGTTCAAGATACATTTCCACCAATTCTTTCTTGGTGTACTTAGCTTCAGCAATTTTGTTTTTTAGCCAAATTATCCTTTCTCCAGGACCTCTCTCTTTCTTTTCCTTGGGCTCTTTCGGAGGTTTAGGTTCTTTAGCTTTCTTTTCCTTTTTCGGAGCTTCAGCTTCTACCTTTTCTTGAGGTTCCGCAGCTTCTACTTTTTCTTTAGGTTCCGCAGGAGTAGATGGAGGAGCATCATCTGTACCATACATAAAATTCCACATATCAGCTACCATTTGAGGAATTTTGTCTGTCTTGTCTGGATGATTTTCAATCAAGTCATCCATCTTGTTGGTGAAGTCTTCGATTAGTTGTTCCTTAGTTTTCCCTACACTCTTGATTTTAGGATCAATAAGACCGGAATCGTTTAGGGATTTGATTGCCTCTTTCAACTTTGTTAAGTCAATTAAACCAATTTCTTTCATAAAGCCTCCTTGATTTTTTTTGTCTCTAAGGACATTTTTTTATTCTACTACTAATATAGCATATTTTTTGAAAAACCGAAAATTATTTTTCCTCGGAAATTCAAAAAATTTTTTTCCCTTATCTCTCATGTTTAGAACCTGACCAAAGATACTTGTGTAATGGAACATTTATTCCAAAATCAAACATTTTTATTTTTATTGCATCCTCAACTAGAGCTTGATCTGAATATTTAGGTTTAACTGCACTTAGGAAAAATCTGGCTCTACACCCATAATCTATCAAACTCTTCCTCACCAATACAGCCTCAGCCAACTGTTTAAAATCTTCCACCGGAATTTTTACAAAATCATCTTTTGTTAAATTAGCAAAAGACCAATAATTCATCTTATTTTGGTAATCTAATTTATAATCCACAACCCAACATAAATCCTTAAACCATCTGAATATAGTAGGTATAGGTTGAGTTCCATTAGTTTCCACACTTATTTTGTATTTAGCTGCGGAAAATCTATCAATTAAGGTGTATACTGCCCTTTCTTGCAGTAAAGGCTCTCCTCCAGTTATTGTGATTTTTTTACAGCCATAAAATTCTACTTGTCTAAAAATTTCCTCTACACTCATGTCCTTTCCAGAACTTTCTTCTTGGGCATATTTTGTGTCACAGTACCAGCACCTTAAATTACAATTTGAAAAACGTATGAAAGTGCTGAATGTTCCCTGTCCCCATAGATTACATTCCCCATCTATTGAGTGGAAAATACTGAAAATTTTCATTTTACCTCCAATTCAGCATAAGAATCGGGTGTTTCATACAACCTAAGCCTTTTTAGATCAGGTAGTAGGTTTTTAAGATCATCAGCTATCCAAAATAATAAGTTTTCTGCTGTAGGGTTTTCTAGGATTTCATTTAACAAACAATGGTCTAATAATTGAATTATCCTACTATTTACTACTTCTTTCAGGTATGAGAAATCCATAACCATTCCTGTTAAAGGATTAACATGTCCCTCTACAACAACATCTAATCGGAATCTATGACCATGTAAAAATCTACATTTACCTTCATAATTCGGCAATTTATGTGCTGAATCAAAATAAAAAGTTTTAGCTATGATCACTTCTTTACCCCTTTCTTTTTTGGTATATTTTCAAGTTCAAAAGGAAAAAAATATCGGGTAATATTTCTGGTATCTCTAACTTTATAAGTTTTATGTCCTGAATAACAAGAAGGTTTATCTAAAACTATTACCTTCTCTTTTGTCAATTTTACTCTGACAATTTCACCTTCACAAAATTCTTTCATTTTCCTCTCCTTTTTTTAGAATAAGCCTTACATGAATGAATAATTTCTCTCTCCTGGGTAAATAAACGCCAACCTTTATCAGTTAGTTTCCAGTCAAAAGGACCTCTATGGCAGTATTTACAGAAGGTATCATGATCCGGACTGTTGAAATCATCCCAATCAAAATCTTCATTTATCCAATCTGCCATATCCCCCATTATTTTTCTCCTTCCTTTGTTAGGATTGATATTTGCCCTGTTGCTAAAATAATAGCATTACCATTTTTGTCAAAAAAGAACCAAAGACCATCAGAATATTTGTAATTAGTTATCCTTTCAATCACTTTATTATGAATAATAACTCCATTAATAATTAGGTCTTTTACGTCCACTAAGTCTCTTATCTCCATTATGTAAAGTCCCATGTCCTTTCTGAGTCTAAATTAACTTGACCCAAGCTAAGTTGTTGTAATACTATGCAGTTTTCTTCCTCATTAAATTCCTTGTGTCTGTGACCTAATAATCCTATTCTGACCAAATGATGTCTTTTTTCCTCCTTTGTTTGGTTTATTGCTAAGAAAACATCAACATGACCTAAAATACCTATCCACTCAGACACACCTTCTTGATCCATCTGTTTCTTGTACAAAGCTCCTCTGTTAGCCTGCCATGCACTAACTACTAAACAGTTCCTTTCTGAAGCTAATTGACCAAGAATCTTCCAAGTATCATCAATTTGTTCTCTTTTCTGCATTTTTGGATTTTCTGGTCTCAAAATACCAGCATAGTCAATTACAATAACATCTGGAATAAATTCATCATTTTGCTCTAAAAGATCCAAGTCCCTTTTTATGTCTTCTATATTTGCAGAAAATTTAGGGTAACTCATAGCTCTGATATTTGAACCATATTGATATTTGAAGGATTTAATGTGATTTACAGTATTTGCCATAGTAAATTGAGGTCTTTCTACAGCCTGAAACCATGTAGCTACCCTGTAATTTACTGTACCTCTGCACTCAGTACAAGGTCTGTAGGCTAAATCTTCAGAATAAGGGGGAATTTCTCCACTCTCTCCTATTAACCTCTCTCTGTTTTTTCTTCTAGGATCACCACATTCCCCTACTTGGTTGAAATGACAATCAAACACAGGGTAAATCCATTTAGTTGCCCCTTCTCCAAAAGCTGTCAATCTTTTATAAAATCTTGCGTTCATTGTTTCCTTATTCATTTCAAGGGATATAAATACTACTTTCAATCTCTGGAATAAAGCTAAAGTAGCAAGTTCTATCAGAACCCAGGTTTTCCCCCTTTTGAAGGCCCCCATCACCCCTATAACCCAACCTCTTTCCATAGGGCCTATCATTCTGCCCAGTTCCCCCGGAAATCTTAACAGTCCCTCTGGATTAGCATCAAAAACAGTCCTAACTTGTTTTTCATCAAATACATCATACCATCCTGTGGTAAGTTTTTCTACTTTTTTGTAGTTCCTTATTTGCTCCTCAGCCTCATCAACTTTACCTATTGATAATAATTTGGCAATATTATCCGCAATTATTTCAAGTTCTCTTTTTTTGAAATATTTTAGTGCGGAATCTAAAATATAATCTTCATTTATTCCTTGATCTTCCTCATACTGTTCTGATAAGTGAACAAGGAAAGCCTCTATGATGTCTGTTTCTTCCTGAGAAAGTTCACCTTTTTCAAGGTCAAAAATATTTTTTATGTTTGTTTTAGGAGATTTTCCATATTCCTCAAAGTATTGTAAACACCAATGACAGATTATTTTTACAAAACTGTTTTTTATGTAATTAGGATCATAGATTGGTAATATCTCCTGTAAAAATTTTTCAGAAATAATAGAAGCAGTGGCTATCTTTTTTTCTACGGTGACATCTAAATCCCTCTTTGCTAATATTGTCATATGGTTACCTCATTCAATACAGCAAATTCTCCATGTAATTCCTTAGCCTTTTCATTGTAAGCTAAAGCGGCTTCTTCTTTAGTAGAAAATGTCCCTATAAAAATAGGGATATAATCACACATTATAAAAGCTCCCCATTTTTTTATATCTTTGCAAAAGGAAACTCCCTTAAACCCTGATGTATTATTCTTTGAAATACCTCTATTTTTTATATTTTCCATTTGAGTGCAAATTCTTAAATTTTCTTTTCTGTTATCCAATTTATTTCTATTTTTATGATCCACTGTTGTTTCCTTTTCTTTGTGGAGATTCAGAATGAATTTTGTAAATGAAACAGGTCCTATTTCTTTGTTTGACATTACATATCCTGTATTTATTCTGTGCCATTTTATATTTTTAACCTTATTATAATCTTCCAAATCAAATATAGTTTCTGCAATTTCTTCACCTTTCCTATTATAAAGCTTCATCCTACAATGGTTATTATCAATGATAATTTCATTAGGATCAAATCTTGTCCTTTTAAGAATTTTTCCACATCTATTAATTTGCATATAATGGTTTACACACAATCCTTTTGCATAAAATTTGTTATTACACCCTTCAATGGAGCAAATTTTCATATTTTCTACCTCTTATACAGGAATAGGTTTTAGAAACAAAGGTTAGGAGTTTTATAGAAGCTTTTATAATTATTAATAATCCTAAGTAATATAATCTTAAAAGGTATACCTTTAATATAGTTGGAGTCATAAACCGGTTTTATCTCCTGTAAGAATTTTTTGGATATAATGGCCGCAGTAGCAATTTTCTTTTCAATGGTAATATCAATATTCCTTTTTGCTAATATTGTCATTCACCTTTTTCCTCCTCTTTAGCAACAAATAACCTTTCCTCGCTTAGAAAATTCACTAAAAGATGAGTAGCTTTTGAGCCACATTTAGGACAATCTTGATAAACATCTACCCATTCACAGTCTAGGCAAAGCCGTGCTTTTGATAGTTCCATCATTCCTCCTCCTCATCATAGTGTTTTTCCCAATATCTCTCAATTATTTCGCAAACCTTTTCCCTAGCCTTTTTATCTAATTTTACCATACAGGCTTCAGAAACATTCCCATATGTTTCCTCGATTTCATTTTCCAAATCATCCCATATCATGTGGTAATAATAGGAATCAAAGAAAGTATTCCTCATTGATAAACATGAAGAGCAGGTTTTTACAGTAAAAAGTTGACCATCTATTTTACCCACTATCTTTTCATAATTTTCTCCAGGTAAAATATCTTCACCACATTCCTCACATTTGTGTGTTTTTACTGCCATTCTATGTTGTCTGGATATTAGTTTACATCCTTCATAATTACTTACTAGATCCAAAGAAATGTTACATTCATCCTTCATTTTTTTTCCTTAGGTTTATAAAGATATTTACATGATTCCTCTTCTGTCCTTGTCAACATTATCCCTTTTGAGGTTGTGGTAACGAAACAGTACCCTTTTTCATATCTAACAGACTTTCGGTAATGTTTACAATTACCACATATTTTTTTCATTTCAATACTCCTTGGGAGTTAAGATAAAGTGGCAATCTTACCTCAAAGGTTTCTTTACTGCAAAAGAATCCCGGTTTTATTTTGTAGGCATCTTTTACATCTGCTAAAATAGCCTCATATAACCATCTAGCCATCTTCATTTCTGTAATAGATATTCCCATCCGCAACCTACTAACATTTTTGATAAAAAAGGTTTTTAATTGTGATGAGGCTTGGATAAATTTGTCCTTGTTATTGCTGCTTAGATCAGTAACAGTTTCGGAAGTCACCTCCTTTTTATAGATCGTTATAAGGTAACTTGTTAGTGTAGGATTATTGTCCATAACCCTTAATGTAGGTTCATTTTGAAGGTAATAGATAAACAGACTTTTTTGGAATTTTGAATAGGGATTGTAAAGGAAGTAATTAAGAGTAATACTTTTGTGGTAAGATTTATCCACAGGATAATAATCTGGATCATTGGTTGATATTGCAAATCTTTCTATGGATAAAAACATATCTTCTTTAGGAAATTTATGATTAGCCCATTCAGGATAATCCGCTATTTTACCTGTAAAGAATTCTCCTTTTAGAATTTTCTCCACAGACTGTATGGCATTTTTGTAAGATACTGAGGTTTTACTAGGAAGTTTTTTTAGATTTAGACTGTACCAAAAATCAAAAATATCCTGAATGTGAGCGGGAGCTTCATATTCAGGTGGTTTTATTTTGTAAAGGCTTCTATCAAATGTTGGGGAAGGTAAAGGACGCCTGATTCTAATAAACAAGGGTTTTGTTTTGTCCCTTTTTACTAAATCCAATGGTTTTTCCTTTCAGACTGTCTTCACCTTTAGGTGAAGACTAATAGCATGGTGAAACATAAAATATTATAGTGCAACATCATGGTTTTTACATCTCTTATACTACGTATAAGAGATAAAGAACCTTGAGGTGAAACGTTATAATTTTTGTGTTGAACCTTGCTATCAATTTTTTCTTTGTGTTACTTTCTTTTACCTTGAGAAGCTACCATAGATACTAACCTCATCACCTTTTACCTAATAAAATAAGAACAGGGAGCAAGAAAAGAAAGGAAGGAAACTTGCTCCCTGTTACTTGCTCTGAAAAGCAAGATTGGTTAAAGGAGTGACACACGGCAGATTGTTTATAGTATCTCATGATTCTGATTTTTTGTCAAGAGAAATTTTCTAAAATTTTTTATAGAAAACCATGCATCTATTTTGCAATATGAGCAATTCTTTTAAAAACGTGATAGAAACTATGTCTTTTTGAAGATCGTTTAAATCCATCAGCAAACCTTTTTAATTTCTGCTATGGTTAGAGTAGAGATTAATTAAAAATCACAAAAACAAATCCGATCTGAGTTTTTTTACATCTTCCTCAGACAAATCAGCAGGATCACCTTCCGACAAAGTTAAAATTTCTACCTCTTTTACAATGGCTGAAAGATCATAAGCCAATTTATCAGCTTCTTTTTGGGCATCACTATCATAAAGGATAAAGGCTCTTTTTATTCCAGAAAAATGTACCAACTGATTTTTTGTGTACTTTTTACCAAATGTAGCTACTGCACCCTCTCCTATTCTCCATACATCAGTAACACCTTCAACAATAACCACATTGTTTCTTACCGAATCTAGGTTATAAACTGCTGACTTTATGGGTATTACTGATTCTTCCACAGGTGCATTTTTATAAGGTTCTTTTAATCCTTCAAAAATAGACCTTGCTAAGAAAGTTACCAATCTATTGTGAAGATAAACAGGTACTATTATTCTAAATTTGTAATCTCCAACCTCTGCACAACCAAGCAAATCATATTTCTTTTCTAGGTAATCTGGATCAAATTTTCTTTTTATCAGATAATTTCTGTGCATTGATTGTAAAGGTGTTGCTAGGCTTGGTAACTTTACAAGATCAGAGGTTCTTCTTTCT